ACAGATAGCAACACCAAGGATGAGATTATAGCTGATTTCTTAGTTCAGCAGGGATAAGCAGAAAGGAGCGCAGGCATGGATATAGACGTGGCGAGAAGAATCATAGGCAATGATGATCTGTCCGATGATGACGTGTCTGCGCTTCTCTTAAGGGCGCAGAAGTTAGCAAAGAATCAGCATTATTGGAAGCCCGACGACGACCCGGAAAAAGTAGAACTTGAAAGATTTTACGAGCGTTACGAATACGAGATATACGACATTGCCAAAGAAGTCTATTCTTCCAATTCAAGAGGCGGTTTGAAAGAGTTCTCAGAACTTGGGGTAACCCGCAAGTGGGGTGGCTCCGGTTCGGAAACTGTATCACTCGCATTAGCGGCAATCCCGCCTAAAACCTATGTTGTTTAGGGAGGCAGAACGATGTTTGATCTACCTGAAAACCAAGTTGAATTTTGGTATCAGTGCTATGAAGGCGAGGATTATGAGCTTGATGAGAAAGGCAGACGGACCGGCGATAAGATACCCGTTTATTCAGACCCCGTAATGACAAAGGCATTCATAAGTGCAAACACAGGCAGCGCATCAGACTCACCTTTTGGCAACGATATCGTTTATGACAAGGCGATATCCACAGTGAAAAAACTGCCAATCAATGAGAACTCTCGCTTGTTCATTGATGTAGAACCTGTATTAAACGACGACGGATCCACGGATACGAAGCCGGATTATGAATGCGTCTGCGTAAAGAACGGCCTCGTGCAGAATGTTTGGGCTATCAAGAAGATCAAGGGATCGACGGGATGAAACGAGTAATCAGAGTAAACCCATTAGACCCCAACAGTATAGATGAAGCAATCAAGGAAATCGAAGCCTATAAGAGCTTTGTGGATGAAAAGGCGCAGGAGCTTGTACGCCTGCTCAAAGAACTCGGTGTTGAAAAGGCGCAAGAGCTTGTTCCTGTAGACACCGGTGTAGCGCAGGCATCCATTATCGGCTATCTGGATGATGATAGCGGACGAGGAATAATCAAAGCAGGCGGGTATTGTAAATATATCGAGTTTGGAACCGGCGTAAGGGGCCAGGGAAGCCAACATCCAAGTCCCGAATATCTTGCGTTAATGAATTGGGCGTACAACTCGGGCGCAACCATATTCACAACCCGGGATGGGCGCGAAGGTTGGTATTATCCGGCAGATGATGGAACATGGAAGTTTACGCAGGGTATGCCGTCAAGGCCGTTCATGTTTGAAACGGCACAATACCTTAAGAAGGAGGCTTCGAGATTGGCGAAGGAGTTGTTTGAACAATGATTAAAGACAAAGTACCTGACTATTTCGATGCAATAACAAGGCTTATTGATGATGAATATGGCGAGGATACGGTCGGATACAGTCAGCGGAAAAACGATTCCCCGCCTAAGTTTCCTCATATGTACTTCCACCAGATAGGTGGCTCCGACAGATGCGAAACATTATCAGGAACATATGAGGCGGCAGATATAACGATAGAAATAACTGTGTATCACAACAAAGGAACGGCGCAGGTAAGGCAACTTGCGAATACCATTCGCAGGTTCATGACAGATCGGGAATACGGTTTACGTTTCAGATGCAACCTGTTTACACCGCAGGACAATATCGCAGACAGTTCCGTGCAGATGTTTGTAATGCGCTATTCCAAAACCGTAACAGAAAAAGAATAGAGGAGGATACAACAATGGCAAAATGTACAAATGTTACATACCTTATGCACAAGGGCACGAGTGATACAGCTTTTTCAAAGCTCCTTGACATCACTCAGTATCCTGACCTTGGTGGTGATAAGGAAAAGCTCGATTCCACCACGCTTTCTGACACTAAGAAGCGTAGCATCAACGGACTCGAAGATACCGCAGAGTTAGCATTCTCGGCTTGGTATGACAAGAACGACTACGAGAAGCTTCTTGCAATCCAGGAGGCAGGAACCGTAGATAAGTACCAGCTGTGGTTCGGCGAGGACGGCGAGGATGGTATCTGGGAGTGGGAAGGCGTCATGGCAGTGCATCCCGCAAGCGGTGGCGTTAATGCGGTTCGCGAAATGTCCTTCAGTATCACTGATGAGGGCGAAGAGGCTCTGCATTACGTACAGTAAGAAATATGGCAGCACGGCGGCGGGGTAGGATCCTCGTCGCCATAACTAAAACGGACAAATAACGAAAGGACGGTTATTGATATGAAATTAAAGACAGCTAAAGGCGAAAAGGAATATAAGATCAAGGATTTGGATTTTACAAACGTTATGTGCGACCTTGAAGACAAGGGCGTAGATATTATGGCAATAATGAACGACGGCGATGTGGGTGGGAAGGCATTTTCTACTGTTCGGACAATAACGGCAGCTCTCATAGGAGAAACCGATCTTAAAAAAGTAGGCCGGATACTCACCGAGCATTTGTCGAATGGCGGTGATTTCAGTGCCGTATTAGATGCATTTTCAGAAATGATGGCAAATGCGGGTTTTGGAAAGGCCGCGACGGAGGACACACCGACAGCGGCAGCAGCGGAATAAAGCCCGATACAGACAGATACATAGATATAAGGAAATATCATTCCTATAGGGAGCTGATATACAACGTATGGCTTCCATATGCGCTCATGTATGGGTGTCCTTATGAGTTGTTCTGGACGCTTAACCCAACGAAACTCGAACCATGGCGCAAAAAAAAAGAATATGAGGACAAGCAACGAGCGGAGGTTATAGATTTTTTCGCGTGGCGTATTGGATATTACAACGTACAGGCTATGGGAGTTTGGTGGGGAAAGAACAGCCAATATCCTCAAAAGCCTGAAGGACGCGAAGACGACAGGGTTCCACCGCCCGATAAAGGCGAAGTAATGACTGATGGCGCAAGATTCAGGGCATTCGCCGTGGCGCACAACCAGGCATTAAAGAAGAAACGAGAAAAACAATCGGTGGATTCACGGGGATAGGGTGACGACCCGAAGAGCACAAGTCCGGTGTCTGCCCCGTGTTATTCATAAACGGACACTGCCACCCACGGACAGGGTAAATGTACGAGGTGGTACAAATGCCGGATGTAACAGTTGACAGCATCCTTTTGGAGATAGAGGCCCCAGCCGATAAGGCGAAGGCTGGTTTAGATAAAATAAAGAACTCCCTAAACGCAATGAAGACCGCGACTACCGGTATAGATGTCAGCAAACTCAATCAGTTTAGGGATTTCGTAAATAGCATAACGGTATCTAAGGATACCGGGGATAGTATAAAAAATATGGGTGCGGGCCTCCGCAGCCTTACTAAGTCTGTCAACAGTTTGAGTCAGATAGACAGCGCAAAGCTCAACGAAGTCGCAGATGTCATATCCAAGATCGGGGCAAGCCTCGGTCAGCTCGGCACAAACAATAAAATAAATATCCGCATTGATTCAGAAGGGATAAAGAAAGCAGTACAGCCCTTGCAGGAAGTCAAGGATACCATGAAAAAGAATGTCCTTGAACCTTATGAGCAGTTTCAATCAAGGATTGCCGGCATGGGACAGAACTTTACTTTCGACGGAACAGGAATAGCGTTGTCCAAAGAGATCGAAAAAGCAGAGACAAGGCTTGATTCACTGTTGGCAAAAGAAGAGAGGGTGCAGATGTTAGGCAAGGCAGATGTTAATTCGTCTGCCTACCGTGCGTTGCAGATGGATATTACTGAAGTCTGCAACAAGCTTGACATCCTGTATGCAAAACAGGAGCAGGAAAAGAGTGCATCCATTTCAGAGTCCGCCGCATTGAATCAGCTCGGAACCTCTGCATCAACGGCCGGAAACGAATTATTGGGACTCGCTTCCGCACAAAAGAATTTCAACAACGCATTAAATGACAAGAACGGCGCAAGCACTGCCACATCGAGGATGCAGGAGCTTATCAACCAGATCGGCGAGTTTAAGAAGACTATCTCCGGTATGGAATCTGGCAAGCAGCTCTTTAATGCGGATCAGTATAAAGATGCTGTAAACGGACTCGCTCAGGCGCAGCATGAGTTCAATGTGTTCAAAAACTCAATATCCGAAACACCCAAGACTATGGCTGATGTAGCAAGTTCTATCAGAGATATAGGAAATGCCGCCGGTAGATGTGGCCTTGATACGTTTTCGAGTGTCCTGGGAAATATATCCAAACTATTGCCCATGATACAGATCGGTGGCGTTGAGGCAAGCGCCGGTTTTCAGTCTATGGCAGTTGGATTGGAAGCCATACAGACCGCAATACCTATCATCGGAATAATACTGACGCTTATCACAGCACTTGTGAACGGTGTGCGTAAATTCCTTAGTGACGTACAAGCGGCGGCAGAAAAAGCCGGAGCAATGATATCATCCGGCATAAACAAAATTAAGGGTGCATTCATAAGCCTTAAGTCGTGGCTTTCATCAATGCTGGATGGCATAAAATCCAAGATTGATGCATTGATGAGCGGCGTTAAGTCTAAGGTCGATGCGCTGGCAAGCGGGATTAAATCCAAAATCTCATCATTATTCAGCAGTATTTCGCAGAAGTTCAAATCGGGGGACAAATCGTTATCGAGTTTCCTTGATAAGCTGAGTAGCAAGCTCCAAAAGGTAATGCGACTGTTTACATTCATGGGCCTGCGTAAGATGATGACCGCTATCTACAAAGGGATAGGCAATATGATCGAACTGCTTGCCAAGTTCTCGGATTCCATAGGAAGCAGTTTCAATACGAATATGTCAAATCTCGTAGCTGATTTCAAATGGCTTGCGGGATCCCTTGTTGCGGCTTTTGAACCTATATTATCAATCGTTTTACCTATACTGGATGCTTTGATCTCAAAGCTCGTAGAGGCTATCAATGCCATAAATCAGTTCTTTGCGGCTTTGAGCGGTGCGGCTGTATGGACAAAGGCAACAAAGCACGTAGAGAACTACGCCAAGAGTCTCGAAAAGGCAGGCGGCGCAGCTAAGAAGGCAAACAAGGAATTAAAGAATACAATAGCAAGCTTTGATGAGCTTCATGTACTTAATGACAATTCCAATAATAATAGCGGTTCGGGTGCAGCAAATCCGGCTGATTACTTTGATACCGAAAATGTAGAACAGAAATACAAAGACTTCCTTGAAAGACTTAAGGAAATGTGGAAGAAGGCCGACTTCACCGAGCTTGGAAAAGAGATCGGCGATAAATTGGCAGCAATGCTTGCAAATATACAGTGGGGCAAGATCAGGGCTAATGCAAGAAAGCTTGGGAAGAGCCTTGCCACACTTATAAATGGTTTCATACAGGGCGAGTTTGACGGAAAGAAAGTGTCGTGGTGGATAGGAAACACGCTTGCACAGGCAATAAATACCGCATTCGATTTCGTAAATTCATTCGCCAAGTCACTTAATTGGGGAGAACTCGGCAAAGCAGTCGCAGATTTCGGACATGGATTACTTGACGGCGTAGATTGGAAGCTGGTGCTTTCGACCTTAAAGACTGTGGCGGCAGGACTTGCAGAGTTCATAAACGCGCTCACGAAAGATTTAAAGTTGTGGGAAAAGGCAGGAAAAGCGGTTGCCAATGCTCTTGATTCTATCATAAGCGCAATCCAGGCGTTTATAGACGGACTTGATTTCAAGCAGGCAGGCGAGGCTATAGGAACAGCGCTTGGAAGTATGCTGACGAACATTCATTGGAAAGACCTGTTTGCAACCCTGTCAAAAGGAATAGACGGATTCTTCCAGATACTGAAGGGATTTACAGATACATTCCCATGGACAGAATTTGCAATCAAGTTCACCGATGGCATAAACGAAGGTATCAGGATTATCAACATGAAGTGGGGAGCGATCAGGGATAGCGTCGTTTCTTTCTTCGAGAACTTTGGGAAATCCGTCAAGACCGCCATAGACAATGTGAAATGGGGCGAACTCGGTAAGGCATTTGCTGAGGGCATAGGAACTATTCTCTCGGGTATAAATGCATTCCTGGATCAGGATGTATTCTCATCCCTCGGCAAAGCTCTTAATACGCTGATAAAGAGCGCATTAACCACGGAAATAGACGGACAATCCATAGGAACATTATTCGGCAAGACATTGGCGAATGCTATAAATGCCGGATTTGAATATATGTATCAGCTCATACAGGGACTTGGAAGCACACTTGCAAAGTCCCTTACAGACTTTATCAAAGGTGCGCTCGGAAATATCGACTGGCCACTGATCCAGAACACGATCATGTCATTGGGCAAGGAGATAGCAGATTTCTTCAACACTGTATTCAGTGATACCTCATTGTGGACATCCGTAGGTGAGGCTATAAGAAATGCCCTTAATGCAGTTATAGAGGGCGCAAGAACATTTGTCGAAACATTCGAATTTGGAGCTTTTGGGACGGCAATAGGGACAGGGTTAGGCGAGGCTGTTGCAGGTATTCATTGGGAAAGCATTTTCGTCACGCTCGCCGAAGGAATAAACGGATTGTTTGAGTCGATTAAAACGTTCGCTGATACATTTCCTTGGAAAGATGTTGCTTTAAGATTTGCGCACGGACTCAATAACGGCATGAAGAAACTTGATTGGGGGACCATCAAGGAAGGATTTGATTCATTCTGCGAGGGTATAGGAAAGAATCTCAATACCATGCTTGA